ATTAGAAATAAGAGAAGATACAACGTTTGTTATTGCAAAAAGAAGTTGGCAAAATCAAGTAGATAATCCAATGACGCAGATTGTAGAAGGCCGTCCTAATGAAGGAGATATTATATATTTTCCTTTAATGAACAGTTTTTTTGAAATACAGTTTGTAGAAGATCAAGAGCCGTTTTTTCAATTAGGCAATCTACCAGTTTATAAATTAAGAGTAACACGTTGGGAGTATAGTTCAGAAGAATTAAATACAGGTATTACAGAAATAGATGACAAAGAAACACAATACTCTTTAAATCTACTAAACAACAGATTTACTTTAGAAGATGAAACAGGTTCTTTACAATTAGAACAAGACCAGTCATCTGGTCAAGCTAATTTCTTCTTAAATGAAGAAGCAACAACTACAACAACGGTGGCCACACAATCTACCTACGCACAAAATTTAGATTTAGACACAGAAGCTGGGTTTGATACACAGTCTGTAACTGATGATATATTAGACTTTACAGAAAGAAACCCATTTGGAGAAATTGACTAATGTTCGGTAATTTTTTCTATAATGAAGGAATGCGAAAGATCATAATTATTTAATAACATAGTTATTCAATCAACATCAAGTACAGGTGCGATAACAAAAAGAATAAAAGTTCCTTTAGCTTATGCACCAAAAGAAAAGTTTTTAGTTAGACTAGATCAAAAACCAGATTTAGATGACCGTAGTTTTGCGGTTACATTACCAAGATTAGGATTTGAAATATCTGCTCTTGCTTATGACCCTACAAGAAAATTAACAAGAGTTCAAAAGTTTAGAAAAGTAAAAGCCGGCGAATCAGGTCAAGTTCACAATTTTAATTATGTGCCTGTACCTTATAATATAAGTTTAAATCTTTATGCCTTTACGGCCACAGCAGAAAACGGCCTACAAATAGTAGAACAGATATTACCTTTCTTTCAACCTGATTATACTATTACTGTAAATGTTTTACCTGAATTAAATATTAAAAGAGATATACCTATTATATTAAACAGTGTTGCCTATGAAGATAGTTACTCAGGAGATTTTACGACTCGTAGGGCCGTTATATATACTCTTAACTTTACTGCTAAAACATATTTGTTTGGGCCAATGTCCAATCAAGGTGTTATCAAAACAGTACAGTCAGATATTTACACAGATACGGATACAACAACGGCAAAAAGAGAAGAAAGAATTGTGGTCGTACCAGACCCAATAACGGCGGATGCAGATGATGATTTTGGATTTACAACAACGATTACTTCTTTTACAGATAGTAAGAAGTATAACCCTACGACTGATACTGATGTTTAATTATGACAAAAATAGAAGATAAAGTAAACGAGATACTAGGCATATCGCCTGAAAATAAACCTACACTAGAGTCTTTAGTAAAGATAGATAATCCTTCTGTACCACGTGTAGAGGATAAAACTAAAACTGATATTGAAAATGATTATAAATTTAGTAGAGATAATTATTATGATTTAATACAAAAAGGCCAAGAAGCCATAGAAGGCATATTAGAAATTGCAAAAGAAGGACAACATCCAAGAGCATATGAAGTAGCAGGCCAATTAATTACTAACGTAGCACAAACAGTAGATAAGTTACAAGACCTACAAAAGAAATTAAAAGAATTAAAAACGGCCACTAAAGGTGCAGACACTAAAATACAAAATGCTTTATTTGTAGGTTCTACTGCTGAATTACAAAAAATGTTGAAAGTTAAAAATGAAAATATTAAAAGCGAAGAAAAGTTACCTGAACAAACAGACATTTCAGATAAGTGATTTAACTTATATAACAAGAAAGACTCCTTTAATAGAGTTATTAAATGGTGAAGATATGATTGAACCTATCAAAGTATTAAAACACGAAATTTCAGAAAATAAAAGATTAGGTGCTAACGGTGAAAACTTTAAAGAAAAATTATACAGTGTATGGCAAGGCAATCAAAGAGTACAGGCCGCTATACAGTTAGGTTATACACACATAGAAGGAATTATTGTGAATGAGTGAAGTATATCTAGGTAATCCAAATCTTAAAAAAGTAAACGTAACAGTAGAATTTACACAAGAACAAATACAAGAGTTTGATAAATGTTCTAAAGACCCTTTATACTTTATACAAAATTATGTAAAGATTGTTTCATTAGATGAAGGCCTTGTACCTTTTACTATGTACGATTTTCAAAAAGAAATGGTTGGTACAATGCACAACAACCGTTTTACAATATGTAAACTACCAAGACAGTCAGGTAAATCAACAACGATAGTTTCATATCTATTGCATTATGTATTGTTTAATCCAAATACAAACGTTGCCATACTTGCAAACAAATCATCTACAGCTAGAGATATATTAGGCCGATTACAATTGGCCTATGAAAATATACCAAAGTTTTTACAACAAGGTGTATTAAACTGGAACAAAGGTAGTATTGAATTAGAAAACGGTAGTAAAGTTGTGGCCGCTGCAACTTCTTCAAGTGCAATTCGAGGAGGTTCTTATAACATTATATTCTTAGACGAGTTTGCTTTCGTTCCTGCTACAATTGCAGAACAGTTTTTTAGTTCAGTTTTTCCTACAATTTCATCTGGTAAAAATACTAAAATGATTATCGTATCTACTCCACACGGAATGAATATGTACTATAAGTTATGGACTGATGCTGTCAATAAACAAAACGATTATATTCCTATTGATGTACATTGGTCAGAAGTACCAGGCCGTGATGAAAAATGGAAAGAAGAAACAATACGTAACACAAGTAAGGAACAATTTCAACAAGAGTTTGAGTGTGAATTTCTAGGTTCAATAGATACACTTATTAGTCCTACAAAAATTAAATCTACACCTTATATGAAACCATTACAATCGCAAGGTGGCTTAGATATATTTGAAAGGCCAGATAAAAATAAAATTTATGTTTGTGCTGTTGACGTTGCACGAGGTCTTTCAAAAGATTATTCGGCCTTTATTATATTTGATGTAACACAAATGCCTTATCGTGTAGTGGCCAAATATCGTAATAATGAAATTAAACCTTTAGTGTTTCCAAATGTTATTGAACAAACAGTTAAAGGTTATAATCACGCACATACATTAATTGAAGTCAATGATTTAGGTGGTCAAATATCTGATGCTATGCAATTTGATTTAGAATATGATAATCTATTAATGACGACACAAAGAGGCCGTGCAGGTCAGGTTTTAGGTACAGCATTTAGTGGCCGTGGCAGTCAGTTAGGTATTCGTATGACTAAACAAATTAAAAAGATTGGTTGTTCTAATTTAAAAACAATTGTTGAAGCAGATAAACTGGTTATAAATGACTTTAATATTATAGAGGAGATGTCTACCTTTTCACGCCAACACAATTCTTGGAAGGCCGAAGAAGGTTGTAATGATGATTTAATGACTTGTCTTATTATATTTGGTTGGTTATCAAATCAACCATACTTTAAAGAGTTAAGTAATTCTGATGTAAGGTCAAAACTATACGAAGATCAGGCCAATATCATAGAACAAGATATGGCGCCTTTTGGCTTTATAGATGATGGTACACCAGAAGAAGATAAACCTTTTAAAGACGAATATGGAGAAGTGTGGCATCCTGTTACAAGGAGAGGCGAAAATTAGTACAAAACACGCATTTTATAAATAGATGTATATGAAATTTTGACTATGGCCGTATGAATAATACGAATGTTGGATTATATGAAACAATTAGCTAATTTATAAAAAGGAGAAAACCGAAATGGCATTTCAAGTATCACCAGGTGTTCTCGTACAAGAAAGAGACCTAACAAGAATCATTCCAGCAGTATCTACTTCAGTAGGTGCTTTTGCAGGTGTGTTTAGAAAAGGTCCTTTAGATGAAATCATAACGGTTTCTAGCGAGCAAGAATTAGTAGATACGTTTGGCAAACCAGACTCAGATAACTTTGAGGACTTTTTTAGTGCTGCCAACTTTCTACAATACTCAAACGCATTGAGAGTAGTACGAGCACAAAATTCTTCAATAGCAAACGCAGTTGCTTCAGGCAGCTCATTTGTTATTAAGAACGACACAGATTATACAAATAATTATGCAACAGGACAAGGATCAGTAGGCGAGTGGGCTGCTAGAACAGCAGGCGCTTGGGGAAACAGTTTACTTATTTCAATATGTCCTTCAGCAACAGCTTATGAAGAAACAGCAAAAACTACTTTAGCGGATTCTGCTACAGCAGTTGGCGACACTACAGTAATATTAACATCATCAGTGGGATTTAACGTTGGTGATATAGTTAATTTTTCTACAACAGCTGCAACAAGTGATTATGACGATGGACACGAGTATAGAGTAACTGCTAATAACACAGGCTCAAATACTATTACTATCGTTAGACATCCTTCAGGTACAGGTGGTCTACAAAGAGCACTTACTAACGGATGTAATGTTAGACGTAGATGGAGATTCTACGATCAAGTTTCTGGCGCACCAGGAACTTCACCATACGCTTTAGCAAGAAGTGGAGTAAATGACGAAATCCACGTTATTGTTATTGATGAAGATGGTGTAATATCAGGAACACAAAATACGGTTTTAGAAGTTTATTCAAAACTTTCTAAAGCTTCAGACGCAAAATCACCTCAAGGAGACTCTAATTATTATCCTTCAGTAATACTTAACAAATCTAAGTATGTTTACTGGATGGATCATAATGCAGGAGGTTCAAACTGGGGCAGTGCAGCTTCTGGTGTAACATTTACAGCAGTTACAACACCTATAACAACATCACTTCAAAGTGGTTCTGATGGTTCTGCTATAACTAATGCACAAAAGAAAACAGCATACGAAAAATTCCTAGATTCTGAAACAGTGGATGTAGGTTTAATTATTGCTGGCGCTGGTGATGCTACTCACGTAGATAACGTAATATCAATTGCAGAAGATAGAAAAGACGCAGTTGCTTTCGTATCACCTGAAAGAGCAGACGTTGTTAATGTAGCAAATGCAAATACACAAACAAGTAACGTAATAGGTTTTTATAACTCAATACGTTCTTCTTCTTATGTTGTATTTGACAGTGGTTACAAATATCAGTATGACAGATACAATGACGTGTACAGATTTGTACCGTTAAACGGAGATATTGCTGGTCTATCAGCAAGAACCGATTTAGTTGCAGACAGTTGGTATTCACCTGCTGGCTTTAATAGAGGTATTATTAGAGGTGCAGTTAAGT